ATACTGCTGAGGTAATGGCGGGCACCGATGGTGCTTTAAGAGTTGGGTCTATTAATGTAACTGGTGCTGGTACATCAGTTGACATTGATAACAATGCAAATATAGATGGCACACTAACTGTAGATGGTCAAATCATCTCACAGGTTTCATCTGGTCCTGCACTTGTTATTCCAACAACAGATAAGATTAACAATCTAAACGCAGACTTGTTAGATGGCATGACAACTGCTACTGCAAATACTGCATCTACAGTTGTTAATCGTGATGCATCTGGTAACTTCGCAGCAGGTACAATTACTGCTGCCTTAACTGGTAATGCATCTACAGCAACAACTTTACAGACAGCACGAAATATTGCTGTTGCTGGAGCTGTTTCTGGTACCGTTGCATTCAACGGTAGTGCAGACGTAAGCATTACTACAACATTCGTTGATGCTGATATTACTGCTTTAGCAGGAATGTCTGGCACAGGATACGTTGTAAGGACTGCTGCAAATACATATGCACAACGCACATTAGCTGTTACAGCTAACTCTGGTGTTACTCTTACAAATGCTGATGGTGTTTCAGGTAACACAACAATTAACGTTGCTTCAACAGCATCCAACTCTGCGAATAACTTAGTCCTAAGAGACGGATCAGGCAACTTTGCTGCTGGCACTATTACTGCAACCTTAACAGGTAATGTAACTGGTGACCTAACTGGTAATGCTGATACAGCAACGCAGGTCAAGACTATCCAAGGATCTGGCAATGCATCATACTATCCAACTTTTGTCAACAGTGACAACGGTTCAGCTACTGCTGAGACTGTATATACTGACGCTGGTATCACTTACAATCCTTCTACTAACACTCTTTCGGCAACAAACATCGTCGGAACGTTAACAGGAGATGTAACTGGTGACCTTACTGGAAACGCTGACACTGCTACGACTTTAGAAACAGCAAGAACTATTGGTGGTGTATCCTTCAATGGCTCTGCTAACATTAATCTACCAGGCGTTAATGCTGCTGGTAACCAAGATACTTCTGGTACTGCTGCTATAGCAACAACCGTTACACTTGCTGATGAATCTACAGATACATCATGTAACGTCCTATTCGCAACAGGTGCCACTGGTAACCTAGCACCTAAGACTGGTACAAACCTAACCTTTAACTCTGCGACTGGAATTCTGACTGCAACAGGATTCGCTGGTCCTATCACTGGTAACGTGACTGGTGATGCAACAGGTAATGCTGGAACTGCAACTAAACTTGCAACTGCTCGCACGATTGGTGGAGTATCCTTTGATGGGTCTGCCAATATCAACCTACCAGGCGTTAATGCTGCTGGTAGTCAAGACACAAGTGGAAATGCAGCAACTGCAACTGCTCTAGCAACAGCAAGGACAATCGGTGGCACATCATTCGATGGTAGTGCTAACATCACTCCTGCAACTGCTACTCAGGCAGCAAACCTAACCAACCACAATACTGGTGGTCTTGCAGAAGGAACTAACCTTTACTATACAGAGGCAAGAGTCCAAGCAAAACTCGACAATGCTTATGAGCAATTAAGAGCAATGTTGAATAACCTTGCGACCTCAACAACATTAACATTAAATCTCTCTGGAGACCCAACACCTGGATCCGTTGTAACTCTCGGATCCATCTCTAACGATGGTGTTGGTGGATTCTCTAATGGCACTGGAGTTGCTACCACTGGAGGCACAGGTAGTGGACTAACAGTTGATACTACTACAGTAGGTGGAGTGATTACTGCAATCGCTCTGAATGCTGCTGGTAGTGGATATCTAATTGGAGATACACTTTCAATCGCTAACCCTAATGCTGGTGGTGTTAAGACCTTTAACAACGCAACATTAACTGCTGGCACAGGATACGCTTCAGGTACTAACATTTCTGCAACAGGAGGTGATGGATCAAGTCTAACAGTCGATATTACAGCATCTAGTGGTGGTATCACAGGAGTCACAGTTAACACTGCTGGCTCAGGATATGCTGCTGGAAACACAATAACTATTGCTAATGCTAACGCATCTGGTGTTAAGACACTTGGAAGCATCAGTGCTGGTGGTAGTGGATACTCTAATGCAACTGGAGTTGCTACATCTTCTAGTGGATCTGGTACAGGATTGACAGTTGATATTACAACTTCTGCTGGTGCAGTAACGGGTGTCACAATTAATAATGATGGATCTGGTTACGCTGCATCTGAAGTCATCACTATCTCAGGTGGTGGTGGAGATGCTACTATCCCAGTTTCTGCAATTCATGGAAACGGTGCAACGATTGATATTGCTACCGTATTTGTTAATGCAACCTTCGCACTAGGTGATATCACAACGATGGAAGTTGGTGCAACAGTAACAGGGGGAACCTCTGGTACAACTGCTGTTATTACCGCACTTGGTACTAACGCAATTACCGTTGATAATGTAGATGGATTCTTCAAGAAAGGAGAGACCGTTGGTGCTAATGATGTAACTAACTTGACTATTTCCTCATTCGCTTAAAATAAATGTCAGCTACAAGACCAGCCACTAAAGCAGAATTAAAGTTGTATGCACTTCGCAGACTAGGTTATCCTGCGATTGATATTAATGTTTGTGATGAACAACTGGATGACTTAATCGAAGAAGGAATTGATTACTATCAAGAGTATCATTACAATGGAAGTTATGATGCTTTCATGAGAGTAGAAGTTACTGATGCAATTAAGACTGCTGCACAAGAGTGGGATCAAGAAGGGTCTACCACATGGTATGGCCAAAAGAATTACATATCAACTCCACCAGGAGTTTTAGGTATTAATCAAGTATTCACAGGTATAGGAGCATCTAGTGTTGTACCTGGAAATATTTTTAATATCAAATACCAGATTTTCTTGAATGATATCTATGCCATGACTCATGGTCAGATATTACATTACTTTATGACATCTCAGTATCTTGAAACATTAGACTGGATTACTAACTCTCAAGCAAATAGAAGAGTTAGATGGAATGAGCATAGCAATAGATTATATCTTGACTTCGATTGGGGTGACTTACAAGCAGGTGATTACATAATGGTCGATATGAAGATGCGTCAAGACCCTACAACCTTCACAGATATGTTTAATGATAACTGGTTGAAGGATTATATTGAAGCATTATTCCAACAACAGTGGGGAAGGAACCTAAGTAAATATGACGGTATTCAAATGTTGGGTGGTGTGACACTCAATGGTCGTCAAATACTCGAAGATGCTTCTACATTTAAAACAGATTTGGAAACACAACTTCGTGATCGTTATGAAATACCACCAATGGATTTAGTAGGCTAATATGGCATACAGTAATTCTCCAGCAAATGCATGTGTGCAGTCCGATTATACCAGTGCATGTCGGGTTAATATCAACGGATCAGCACAAGAGCAAGGATTTATAGAAAATCTTATAGTTGAGACTATTGAAATTTATGGCCAAAACGTGTATTATTTACCTAGGACTTATATTAACAGGGACACTATACTAGATGAAGTTGATAACAGCACTTTTTCGACCAACTACCCAATCCGAGCATATGTCAATAATGTCGAAGGATGGGAGGGCCAAGGAGAACTTCTTAGCAAATTTGGCGTACGAGTCGAAGATAAGACGACGTTTATCTTATCCCGTAAAAAGTTTAAAGAAAAAGTGGACGACAATGTTACACTTAATGTCGAGGGACGACCAAATGAGGGGGATTTAATTTACTTCCCCGTAACAAAGCATTTGTTTGAGATACAGTTTGTAGAAGTAGAGAAACCTTTCTACCAACTAGGAAAAGGATATGTTTGGGAATGTCAGTGTGAGCTCTTCCAGTATGCTGATGAGCAAATTGATACTGGAATCGCTGAGATTGATGCTATCGAGACTGCGTTTGCTAATGCAATTACTGTTGGTCTCGTAGCAGGTGGTAGTGGTGACTTCACCGTTGGTGAGACTGTCACTGGAGGAACAAGCAATGTTACTGCTGAGGTTAAGTCTTGGGATAGTGCTACACGCACTCTTATTGTTATCAATCGCTCTGGGACTTTCCAGATTCCAGAAACTCTTACAGGTGGGACATCAAGTGCCTCCTGGACAACAGCATCTTACAACACGATAAATAATACCAACTCAGAATATGACCAAAACGCTGATTACGAAATAGGAGATAATGATATCATTGACTTCTCTGAGACAAATCCATTTGGTTCTGTTGGATCACTTACTGACACCACAATCTAATGTTAGGCACATATAGTTATCACGAAATTTTTAGGAAGACTGTCGTTGCCTTTGGTACGATGTTTAATAACATCGAATTGAGGAGAGCAAACGAGGTCATGAAAGTGCCTTTGGCATATGGTCCTAAGCAGAAATTCTTGGCAAGGTTGGATCAGATGCCTGACCCTACCAATAAAAGAGTGCAGATTACTCTTCCTAGAATCTCATTTGAAATGAATGGGATTACCTATGATTCATCAAGGAAGGTATCACCTACTCAAAAGATTAAAATTGCTAGTACGACAACCAAGAATAAGAATGCATTTATGCCAGTACCCTACAATGTAGGATTTGAATTGGCAATCATTGCAAAGAATCAGGAAGATGGTTTGCAGATTATAGAGCAGATACTACCATACTTCCAACCACATTATAATCTTTCTATCAAACTCTTGACTACTGTAAATGAAGTTAAGGATGTTCCAGTAACACTAAACAGTGTAGACTATGAGGATGATTACGAAGGAGAATTTACTCAACGTAGAGCAATCATTTGGACTCTACAGTTTACAGCAAAGACTTACCTATACGGTCCTGTTACAGACAGCAAAGTTATCAAGAAGGCTATCACAGATTACTATACTTCTACAAGCACTACAGCAGCACCAAGACAAGTACGTTATCAGGCAACTCCAGTTGCTTTGACCAACGTTACTGGTGCAGCAGTTACTACACTTACCAATGCTATGGATATCAACGACGGTATTATTACAGTCGGAGATGTATCCAGTCTTGCAGAGAATACCAACATTCAAATTGACACTGAGGTAATGCGTATCGATAGGATTGTCGGTAGCACCTTACATGTCAAACGTGGATGGAATGGTAGTACTATTGCAGGTCACGTTGCTGGATCAGGAATACTTGAAATCGATGAGGCAGATCATGCAACCATCGAAGCTGATGACGATTTCGGATTCGGCGAATTGTATTCTGACTTCACTGACATGAAGAAACGTAATCCTCTAAGTGGTGCAGATGAGGCAATTTAATTATGGCAACTTTCGACGGACTAGACAAAGTATTTGGAGCGGAACCTTCTGAATTACAGAAGCATGTAGAAGCAGTCAAGCCATCACTCAAGAAGAGTGAGACGCAAGACATTAAGCAAGACTATGAAATGAGTCGTGCTAATCTACATAACTTAGTAATGAAAGGACAGGAGGCAGTAGATGGCATACTTGATGTGGCACGAGCGTCTGATCATCCTCGTGCTTATGAAGTTGCTGGTCAACTCATCAAACACGTGGCAGATACGACAGACAAGTTGATTGACTTGCAAGGTAAGATGAAAGAATTGGATAAAGAAGATAAAAAAGGACCATCAACAATTAACAATACTATGTTTGTAGGAAGCACTGCTGACCTACAAAAGATGTTGAAGAAGCAAAAAGAGATAAATAATATCGAATCTACATAGACCCGACATGACAGTCCTTAACGTATTAAGCACAAATTCTATAAGTGCATCTCAATCTGAGTATCAAGTGGTACAAACTGGTTTCTATCGTGTAAGTGCTACAGCAGCATCTACAGTACAATTTGGAGCAGGACCAGTAATCCAAGTTTTTGCAAACTCCCCAGTACTTTTAAAGGGTAATGCTAAGCCTGGACAAGCAAGGATACAAAAAGCAGTTGATGATTCAACAGCAGATTATCAGTTAGGAACTAATCTTGGAGAAAGGTCTGCAACACATCCTTTTTCATCAGGAGATTATATCGCTGTGGTGGATGACAGCACTTCTCCTGCTATTGACAGTAATTTCTTATCAGCAGTAACTGCTGGTAAAAAGATAACAGCAGCAACAGATACTACAATAAGTACAGATATTGACTCTTCATCAGCTAGTGCTGACTACACCTATGCTTACTCTGGTAACCAAGCAATAGTACAGAGAGCAGTTAAAATAACTGCTGGTGGTCAAGCAATTATAGTTGAAGAGGTACAAGTAGTTGGAGGTTGATATGCCTCTTGTAAATCAGAAAGCTGAAAAAATAGTCAAAGGAATGAAACGTCGTTCCTCTGACTTTAAAAGACTTTATGGTAAACGTGACAAGGAAGTGATGTATGCTACGGCTAATAAGTTAGCCCAAAAGGAAATGGTCAAGCCACCGTTGACTTACAAGCAATTCATCGAAAACTATGGAACGGAAGGAAAGTCCAAAAGAAAAGGCAGAAAGACTGGCTGCAACTCAGAGACTACTTGATCAGGTAGACTTCAAAAAGAAATGTAAGGAGATACGAACAGCGTCTTCAAACCGAAACGACATTGAGTAATATTACTTATAAATAAAAGTGTATTAAGCGAGCCCACGGCTTTAAATCGTGTCTCATTACACTGTAGGGTATCATACCCTCGACCAACAACATTTAGAAATCTGCGAGTATGCCCAAGATGCATACGAAGCAATGCAACACAGCAAAGAGGATGTCCCATATCTAAGGGAGCATCCTCATTTTTTTGACTACATCCTAAAGGAGGAATAAATTATGAAACACCAAATAATGTGGTGGATGAGTAGAATCACCATCATGCTAACATCTTTAGCATTATCAGTGACGTTGGCAGCAAAAGCATATGCTGCTGATACTATACAAATGGGTTCTGGGGGAAATTTAATTTTTGAACCAAATGAATTAACAGTTAGTGTTGGAGATACAGTTACATTTGTGAATGGTGAGTTACCTCCTCACAATGTAGTATTTGCAGGACATGATGAGTTATCTCATCCCGACTTAGCATTTATGAGTGGAGAGCAATTTCCAGTTACTTTTACAGAAGCAGGAGAT